TAGAAGGCTGTTGCTCTATCCAGTTGAGCTACAGTCAGATTTGTTTGGTGGGCCCCCCGTGAGTCGAACACGGCACCAATGGATTATGAGTCCACTGCTCTAACCAACATGAGCTAGGGGCCCAAAACTGTTACAGTGTGCCTGATTTCCTCAGCTCTGTTAATTCTTCTTCAACCTGATCACCCAGATCATGCTGCTTGACCATCTTGTACAGTGGATCCAAATGCTTGGCAAATACCATTGATCCTTCTACGCAGCGTTCCATGTCATACTCGCCGGGATAGTGCCGCAACACTGATCTAGCACGATCCCTAACAGTTCTGGGCACTCTGGGAGTCTTAGAGCGATCACAGAGGTCCTTGAGTAGCCGCTCAGCAGCTAGTACAGCACGATATCTTTCATCTGGCAGTGTCATTTCAAACCTCGATTGTGATAATAGTCTTTTCTTGTGCATGCATGATCTCTTTCCCAACCTAGCAGCGGGGCCATTTACCTAGCCACGGTGTCTAACAGTGTGTAGCGATCAGAACCTTTAGATCGATTCTGGCTAGCACAGCCTGTCTGTACAGCTATTACAGCTAGTATTAGTATGAACACAAGTTTGTTTAGCATGTGTATATTATATGCTCATTGTGAACTAGTGTCAACTCAGTGTGCGTATGTGTGTAGTGTATAAGCCATAGTGTGTGTACAGTAGTCTAGATCGCTCATACCGTGCAGCGGGGCCATTTAGCTGTGGTGGCGGAACGGTTCTGAACAGTGGATTACAGTGATCTATAGTGGATTACGGTGGACGACCGTGGAGAGAATGGTGCCGAACGGTTCAGAATACAGTGGTTTGGGTGTGGATCTATATAGTTTTACAGAGTTTTGGATGGTGGCTTATGAGGCTTACAAAAAATTCACACTTTTCCACACTTTTTCACACTTTTCTACACTGCCCTGACCTGTATAGACCTCTACAAGCATTCAGGCCATCAGTAAATCACACTTACTGAGCATATACGCACATATACACACAACCCTGCAGCGGGGCCTTTTAGTCATTATATGGTCAATGCTAGACTTATTAATATACCACATGCTAGTGCGATCCCAGCCTGTGTTTTAATTGTGTATGATTCCCCATCTAGAGCTATGGCTGCTAGTATGGCTAATACAGGCAAGCAGACTATGATCATTTCCACAGTTAGACTATCACAGCCACTACCGCTGCCACTACCGCTGCCAGTATCAGTCTAGCTCTCACCCGATCTGGACCTTTTGGAGCATATACACTTATGTACAGTACCAGTGTCATCGTCAGGGCCAGTATGTTCACTGCTGTCATTGACTAGACTATCACAGTGATTTCGTCGTAGCTGTGTAACAGCGTTTCTCTCAGTGCATCATAGTAGACCAATGCCTGTACAGTCAGACCCACTCTGCTACCGCCTGTTTTAACGTTGATGTTTATGCCGCCCTCGCCCTCAGGATCAAACACGATTTCACCCGCAGCTTGATTACCCACGAAATCAGTGGCCACTAATGTGCCTGTCAGTGAGTAGTATAAAGGACGTGCCAATGGATAACCCGCAACTTTAACGAACAGGGTCACTGAGTTTGGACGCTGCAGTGTTGTCTGTGTCTGTGTGAACTCAAAGATGCTCCAGTTGACTTCTATGTTTTCTAGATCGCCCTGTGGATCCACTGACACTGTGCGTTGCCCTTCTGGAGTTGAGGAGTTTTGGAATGTTCTAAAACCCTGTGTGGTCATGAGTTCTTGGAACTCGGGCTTGTCTATGTCACCCACGATCAAAGGTATGCCGTAGTAGCCCGTTTCAGCGGCACGTTGGATCTCTTTGAGTCCTTGATTGTATCTTATTTCCAGTTCTTCGGGTGTGCGTCCCTGTTCGTTGATGCGATCTGCCAGTTCACGTGCTCGTTGTGCGGTAATAATGTCTGCCATTTGGTTATCCTTTGCTTAAGGGTATTTATTCTTGATTTCCCAGTGAAAAAATCTTTTGCGCCGCTTCGCGGATCACTTCGTGATCCCTCTATAAATACCCTTATGCGTCTACTTGATCTACCACATGGGCTGGCGTGGCCCGATTTATCCCTGATTGACTCTTCATGGCTGCTGTTTGGCACGTCTGAAACCCATGGCATTTCTTTGGGCCTAGGGTGGATCAATCTATCAGTGCCCTGGACAGCTCCCAATTATCATCTACGCAATCTAGAACTGATATTGGAGCAGGGTTCCCGTCCTCAGGGCATAGTATGGGTCATGCCCGATCCCGATCGTGTCACGGTATTTGATCAGGAGGATCGGATCCTACATTGGGGTGTGCCTGACAACACACAGTGGCGCACACAGGGCCAGACTCCACGCTGGGATCAAGCACTGAGGCTTCGTCGTTGGCAGCAGAGCAGTCTCAGTATGTGTGACTGTAATCATTGGTGGACTTGGAGTAGGCTCACACATCAGCTGGTGGCTTGGCCCTTGATCGGGGACGCTGACAACCCGGACTTCAGTGACAGATTACGCACTGAACTCACTAAACTTAGGTAAATATTCGTATGAAAACACTTGCTATCATCATCATGGCCCTGACTGTTTCGGGCTGTGCCACTGTTCAAAACTGGTTGCCCAGCTTTTGGGACGACAATCAAAGCCGCATCATCGTTGATGCTAGACTGCTCATAGAGCAGATCGACTGCGGTCAACCACAGACTGCTCAGGTTCTGCGTGTGGATCAAGAACTGCGTCGTTTCCAACTGTATTCCCAGGCCAAAGGCCACCTACAGAAGGATGTACTACGTGTGATCGAGCCCATGAAAACCTCCACTGAAGAATGGGTCAAACGTGGCGAAGGTTCAAAGACCTACTGCGAAATCAAAAAGAAATTATTAACACAGCAGGCTGATCGTGCCAGCAGTGTCATACTAGGGAGATGGTAATGTTAGAACAACTACAACAATTGGCCACCTGTGGACGTCCATGGGCTGAGCAGCGAGCACAGTTTGCTCTAGAGATCACAGCTAGTTTTGAACGAGGCGACATTGCCGAATCAGAGTACAAAGAGCTGATGATCGACCTGATCGCTTCTGACAAGTTCAATGCTGAAGCTGACGACATGGAGATCAAAAACATGTTGGTTTCATGTGTGATGATTGGAGCTAAACTGGCATGAAAATCCGTGAAATAATCACTGAAAACATCTTTACCACTGACTATCACAAGGTCATGAACGCTGTGGCCAAACTCTATGACAGCCACTACAATATCAACATCTGGGAAAACGGTGAAGCCCACGATGAAGCTGCCAAGGTGCTGCTCAAAGCACACCCTTCGGAAGAGCAGCTGGAGTTCATGATCAAAACTGGTGAACTGCCCGAAGATCTCTATGATCTAGACTTTCCCATCAACGATGATCTAATGATGGGCACACAGGGTTCACAGCAGGGCGATGAAGAACTCAGTGATGATTTAGACTCTGATGTTGAGGAGGCACAGGCCTCAAAAAAGCTCTGTACTAGCAGCCGAGCAGACGCCAGCTTGGGTGCTAGTAATCTAGCTTCATGTAAGTCGCAGGGCTATCGTGCTCGTGACGGCAAGAAGAGTCATAAAATTGGCAATCAACGTGTCACAGTAGGGGACAAGAAGATCAAGGGCAAGGCCCATGGCGGACCCCTGCCCGATTGGAGTTAACCCTAGATCTTTTCGCCTCGGGTAAAGCCACGGAAGCGTAGGAACCTAGGAAATCTAAGGCTCCATACTTGATCACTGTCCTGGCTCTGAGTCGCAGCATCTGCTCGTACTTCCACAACCTGCCCAATCAGTGTGTCTTTGGCTTCCCAGAATTCTGCTCGCTGTTTGTCTGTGAGCCCAGACCCAACGTTGACCACAATCCGTTTACCATCGTCTTCGCCTTCACAGATCAGAGCACCTAGTTTGCCCAGGTTACGGCCTGTGCCTTCTTCCACAGCAGTGACAGCCAAAGACACTTCAATAAAGGGCTTCATCTTGAGCCAGCTGACAGTGCGTTTACATTCGTACTTGGCATCGGGCTCTTTGATCATAACACCCTCATAGCCCGCGGCCACCATTTCTTTCATGTAGTCTTTGAATTCGATCTCGTCCGTGAACACATCTAAATCAAACTCACGTTGTGGAACAATGGTAATAAAGCCCGATTGATCAAAGATCTTTTCAAATGTCTTCAGCAAGGCTGAACGTCGGCGTTGGCCCAGGGTGCTGATGCCCTGTTTGAATTCTACCAAGGGTATGATATCAAATAGGTTCAGCACAGCATCGCTGGCAGTGACGTTGTCCTTGCGGTGTACCTGCTTCATTAGATCCTGGAAGCTGCTACTCATGATCTCACCATCTAACACGTATGAGCGTCCAAACTCCTCCATAAAGCCCGCAAGATAGTCTGTGACATGCTTGAAGTTGGCCAGCTCTTTGCCGTTGCGTGTGTATTGTGTAACAGTCTTGTTTTCGTAGTCTATGACAGTAAGACAGCGAACACCGTCCAACTTGCGTTCTATGATCTTCTTGCCCGTCATTTTGCCTTCGTGATTGGCAGAGTCGTGACTGAGCTGACATTCGAACACAGGAACCTTGTACTGATCTTTTTTGGCTTTCTTGGCCACAGTGTTCACTGTCTTTTCACTGACGCCACAGCGTAGGTCTTTGATAAGAATACGTCGATAAAAGCCGTTCCATTGTTCTTGTGTGGCCACACCCATAGCAAGGATGATAGCATCGCGAGCAGCATGACCAGTAAGTTCACGACGGTACAGGCTTTGGGCTAACTGTTTAAAGTTAGTCCATGCTAGGCCTTGGCCCCCTGCTTCAATCTTTTCCGGAACCTGCTTGACACCAAAAGTGTAGAGGTTATCTAACGCCATGTGTACACCCTCAAAGAACTCATCAAGTCCTTCTTCCATGGCTTCTGCTAGGATGGCTTCTTTGGCCAATCGACTGTTGTCAGCTTCTAGTTTGGAAATGATAACTTCTGGTTGTGTACGCAAGATCTGCTCCTGTTAATTAAGTATGTATATATTGTAGCACCGTTAGTGATCGGTGTCAACTAGATAAGACTTGTTAGCTCGTTTTGGATACGGATTGGATTCCACGGACCCGCTCCGCAATCTGTAATATCGATGTTATTATCTTTACAGATTAGCAGAACGTGATCTCTAATCTGTTCCCACGAAGTTTCCATAAGCCATTCTGTCATTCCCGCACCCAGAGTACAGCACTTATATCTAAAATGTCCTAAAACAGCGTTTTCAATCCATTTAATAACTTCTGGATCCTCGTGATAACACAACCAGGTATAACTGGCTTCCCAAAACGGCCCGTAAGGCAGTTGATACTTGCCCAATCGTCCGATTGGGTTACTGTTTGTAATTCCCGGCTTAGTATGTACCAACCCGTTTGGAAATACAGTAGGATTAAAAGTATAGAACCAAGCCATGTTAAAATCCTGCGTTCCAGTTGCGGAGTTGATCACGTGCCGCAGACAACTTTAATCCTCGAGCCAGATGCTTTAGGCCGTTGCTAACGACAAAGTTAGAATCAAGTTTAGCGTATTGCGTATTATTCCATTGCGGACACGCTGCTTTGATAGCTAATTGTGCTTTATTCGCAGTGGTATATCGTTTAGACAAAAGGGTTGCTAGCTGGTCTTCTTCAGCAATAGACCACTGGATTCCTAAATCGTTATTTTCTTTCAACAACATTGCGAAACTAGTCATCAAACAGCCATCAATGCTTTGATGTTTAAAGTTACGAACAAGCCACTCTAAACTTGACTTCAAATACGTTCCGGGTTGACTGGACGACTTATCGAGATCGTATGTTTCATAGGTTTCGTTTAGATTATGAATAGCATAAGCAATCTTATTGCCAGCACGACGAACTGCTATTTGGGGAACACTGTCAATAACAGATTGAATCTGTGGAGCAGGGTAGATACCACAAGCAACTTTAATAAAATGTTGATCAAAGATATCAACACCACGTTTGTTTCTCACATTGATTGCTAAGAACAAATGGCCTGCGATAAACAATGCCAGTTCATGCGTATCTTGGAAATTGCCTTGGTCCGGAACTTCAGCTACCCAATATGGCAATTCTTTATCGCCCTTACGAATTCTGTTCACACCTGTGTGTGTTACATCTGCGTTGTATACTTGACTGCCGTATTTGTCCGGCATAATTAATCCAAGACCACAAACAGCAAATTGATCAAACCAATCGTTCTCTAATTTAAGACAGTGGTTCGGACTAGTATCTCGATTAAAACTAGGATGACTAAAAACTTTGTCAATCTTAATCATTTTAAAAGATGGAATAAGATTGAACATTGTTAATACTTTGCCTGCTGGGGTTTGCGAACTGTATTGATTAATACGACCCTGCCATGGACCGTGTACAGCATCAACAGCCGCTGCTAGATCTGTAAATGGGATCAATCCGAATTGATAGTTTTTACTCATTTCTTTAGTATCGATAAATGCTTCATCGATTGTGAATGAGTGTTTAAATTTGGACGTAAATTGTCCAACAGAGTTATGCGTCGAAAGACGTTTTTGTTTTTTAGACATACTTAATTTTCCTCTAGCCCTGTGGGCTATTCGATGTTCAGTTATTTCAGCACCATGCTCTCTAACTGTACATCAATAATAACAGAGGATTAAGTTGTTGTCAACCTAACATTTCCAAACGTAGATCTTGTCCTGTTTTTTCTTGCCTTTTTTGAGATCTTCGTGCTTCTGGCCCATTTGTTGTAATAGGTCTTCGTGCTCGTGACAGGGCGGTAGTCCGTGTTTAACAGCATCGTCGTACATTTTGGGCGATATGTTAAAGGCCACATGTCCACCTTTCTGGATATTGTCCACACACTTCTGCCAAAGAGGAATAAAGAAGTTCTTATAAAAGTCTTCGTCCTTTTCCCACGGAGTCATGTGCTCGTAAAGTTCTAAATTGACATAGGGCGGGCTTGTTAATACAAAGTCATAGTTGAGTTGGCTAAAGTCTATGTCCAAACAGCTTTGCCAAACCATCTTAAGCTCAAAGGGTTCTGCGTCAAACAGTCTGTTCTTGGCCTGTGTTTCAGCGTTCAAGAAAGCTATCATTTGATCATAAGCAGGAATCATTTCAATGTTGGTGTCACAACCTGTGTAGTTGATGCCCAAGGCCCACGCACCTAGCATACGACCTCCCCAGCCTGCTGTAGGATCTAACACAGATTGAGCATTGTATTTTCTGTAGAGATATTTGGCAGTTGTGGCCTTAAACATAACCACACTGCCTAAGTTGATACGAAAGCACTCAAACACATTGCCTGCGGCAGTACGGCCTCCGCGATTACGCACTTTGGTATCTTCAATCAGTTTGGCCCACCCGACAGGGTCGTTGGCAATATCGTAGATGGTCTTGCCGTCTTGTCTGCGACATTTCAGCAAGTTCTTAAATTGATAATGATACAGGAAAGGATTGCCCGCAAAGTTGTTCTCATTCGTGTCAGCTGAAAACTTGCTGAGATTATTAAGATCCTTGCGTAGGTCTGCTGTAGATATCAGTTTGTGTGTTTCAATATCTGTAATAGTAACTGAGTCTAGATGTAGATTTACAGGTTTGAGCGGTTTACTAGCAGCCATTGTTTATAGTAATATTAATAAGAGTCATCTAGCAATTATACTAGATAACTCTCACAAAGTCAAGCCAAGAAGTCGGCCCAGCTTGGGTGCTGTATATGGTAACCACGTTGCTTACGCTTGTTGACCAAATCCCAAAAGTGTGGCTTGTAAGGCATCTGTTTTGGTTTAAACTTTCCCACATGAGCTGCTTTCTTGTAGTTACAAGATTTACAGGCTGTAGTAGAGTTTTCCCAAGTGGTCTTACCACCCTGACTTACAGGGTGTACGTGATCGAGCGTGGCAGTTTGGTCGTTGACTTCTGTACCGCAGTATTGGCAAGCATATTGGTCGCGTAGAAACACATTACGTTTACTCAAACGCATTGTGTGTTTAGGACGTTGATATTCCTTCAACATGATAACCGCGGGAACCTGAGTCTCCCAGCGTGAGGATCTAACAATCCAATCCTCGTGCCAAGACAAAACTTCTACCTTGTTTAGAACGAGGTAGCGAATGGCCTCCTGCCAATCTACCGTACTCAACGGTAGAAGGCTGACAGGACTCATGTCTGCGTTCAAAAGTAGTGTGCTCATAATGATTACTTCTATAAAATAGTATTTAACCAGACGATTTTAATGTCTAAGAATACTTGCGTCAACCAAAAAAATAGTGTACACTAGTAGAAATTCAACAACAAAAGGAACATAAATGAGTTTAATCCCAATGGTCGTAGAGTCATCAAGCAAAGGCGAACGAGCCTACGACATTTACAGTAGACTGCTGAGAGAGCGGATTATCATGCTCAACGGCCCAGTAGAAGATAACATGGCCAATGTGATCGTAGCACAGCTATTGTTCTTAGAATCAGAAAACCCAGACAAAGATATCAGCTTGTTTATCAACAGCCCAGGCGGTGTAATCACTGCGGGTATGGCTATCTATGACACCATGCAGTTTATTAGACCCGATGTCCAAACATACGTTATGGGACAGGCCTGCTCTATGGGTAGCTTCCTAGCACAAGCAGGTGCTCCTGGCAAACGTTTTATGTTGCCCTATGCTCGCCACATGATTCATCAACCTAGCGGTGGCAGTCGCGGCATGCAGAGTGACATCGAGATCCAGTACAAAGAAATCACTAAGATGAAAACCATTCTTACTGAACTTTATGTCAAGCATAACAGCAAAGGCAAGACCTATGCTGAGTTTGAACGTGACATGGATCGTGATACATTTATGTCAGCACAAGAAGCCCTTAACTACGGCCTAGTTGACCAAATCATTGACAAGCGTCCATGAAGCGACTATTCACATTTGGCTGTAGTTTTACACAATGGAATTGGCCCACTTGGGCAGACATCCTAGGTAGAAACTATGACCACTATGAAAATTGGGGTCTATCGGGCATAGGCAACCGTGCCATAGCTCAACGGGTCAGCGAGTGTGTATTAAAGAATCAATTGACTGATCAGGATACTGTGATAATACAGTGGACTGACTTTCATAGATTTGATCAACACATCAAAGATCTATTTCCGGAATGTAGTTGGCGATTAGGCGGCAGCTTACATGTTAAATCGACTGAGATTGAATATATTCGCGATACCTGGCATGAAGGCAGTTATATCTACGAAAGTCTTAATGCTATTCATTATGTTCGAACTCTATTAGCAACTACACCTGCTAAGTTTGTTATGATATCTAGAACAGATATGGGTGTTGATCTTGAACAGCATAAAGAGTTAGACTTTTTTGATTCTGTACTTCAATACCCCGAGTGGACCGGCGAGCCTATCCAAACATTTGTGGACAAGTTAGACTATCTCGGGAAGCCTATGATGATCAAGGACGCTGCGATGTTTGGCATACCCATCAGTAGACCAGTAATGGATCTACATCCGCTGCCTTCACATTACTTGAAATGGCTAACTCACACGTTTCCTGATCAGCAATTTGACTCTGAGTTCGTTGACCACGCTGATCAAACAGTTGCCACAGTTAATCACTATGATCAGTTTAACACTGACTACGAATTAACTATGGGTTGGTCTATCAAAGGAAACTTTGTTAAGGGCTATTAAAACAGATAGCCAGCTTTTCTACTAGATCGCTCATCATAGCATCAGAGTGGTAAGGAGTAGGAGCAAAACGTAATCGCTCTGTGCCTACAGGAACTGTTGGATAGTTGATGGCCTGTACGTAGATATTATACTCGTTGAGTAGTGTATCTGATATCTTTTTACATCGAAATGCATCTCCTACCAGCACAGGCACAATGTGTGTTTCGTTGTCCATAACAGGCAGTCCGTTGTCACGCAACATCTGTTTTAGTTTGGCAGCACGTTCCTGATGTTGAACTCTAAGATCGTCATTTTGTTTTAGATATTTTACTGCGGCCAACGCACCAGCACAGGTCACAGGACTCATTGAAGTAGTAAAGATAAAACCACTGGCTATAGATCTTACAGCATCTACAACTACTTTGTCGGCAGCAATATAACCGCCTTGTACTCCGTAGGCTTTCCCAAGCGTACCATTGACTATGTCAACGTCATTTTCTAATCCTAACTTTTCAATAATTCCGCCACCATGTTCACCATAGAGACCAACAGCATGTACTTCATCTACATATACTATGGCAGCATACAGTCTAGACATCTTTATGATTTCTTCTAGCTTTGAGATGTCCCCATCCATAGAGTACACAGATTCTAACACCACACAGGGAGTTGCTTTTCTAGCAACAACTGATTCTAGTTTGTCCTGTAGATCTTGTAGATCGTTGTGTTTGAATATTTGTTTAGGTGCTCGACTATGACGCATGCCTTCTATGAGACTAGCGTGATTCTTAGAATCTGACACAAATTCAATGTTTGGAATAATCTTAGCAATAGCAATCAACGTCCATTCGTTGGCCACGTAGGCTGAGCTAAAAAGCAGTGCCCCGCCCTTTTTATGTAATGTAGACAGTTCGTGTTCGAGTGCCACGTGATAGTGGCTGGTCCCTGCTATGTTACGGGTACCACCCGAGCCAGCACCTGTTTGATCCAGTGCTGTACGCATAGCGTCTAGAACAACTTTGTGTTGCCCCATGCCTAGATAATCGTTGGAGCACCAGTTTACAATCTTTTTAATATTATAAGGGCCATACCATATGGCGTAGGGATAGTCGCCCGCTTCACGCAGGATGTCATTAAACACCCTATATTTCCCTTCGTTTTTAAGCCGGTCAATGAGCTTTTGGAATGGTTCTTTGTTAATCATAATGTCCGATAAATAATGTAATACAGTTCTATATTTAAGGTCAAGACAAATGGATATAATCAAAACAGATGTGCCAGTTTTCCTGCGGCTCTTGGAGTTAGCCAGGGAGGATGTCAAACAGGACACTGATCTACACGATATCGCACAAAAACTAATAGAAATCAGCCAAGATCATGTGGTCACAATGGCTGATTACAATGATATTGTGGGCTTTATGAAAAGACAAGGTAGCGAAGATGAACTTGATAGAATTAGAACGCTGGGCGGACTATAATGACAAAACAAATAATTAATATCGGTACATCAGTAAACAAAGGCAACGGCGATCCGTTACGCACAGCATTCCAAAAAATAAACGAAAACTTCTCAGAACTATACACCGCCATAGGGTTAGACGATAACAGTTTAAATCTAGGTGCTTTTGAGTTTAACGGTAGTGTAATGTCAACCACAGACAGCACTCCTATTGTAATTAATCAAGCAACAACAGTCACAGGCGATTTGACTGTAGGTGGCGATGTTGTTCCAAGTCTAGCTGATGGCGGTAGCTTAGGAAGCTTAGAAAAACCTTTTAAGAGTTTGTATGTCAGCGAACAGACTATCTACTTCGGAGGTGTTCCGTTAAGTTTAGGCTCTAATAATCAACTGTTTATTAACAATGCTCCATACGACATTTTAGACTTATCTGATAGACAAGGATTGTTGGATGGTAAAGTAGTTCGTCAAGACACAGCACCCACAGCAGCCAATGGCACCTTGTGGTTTAATACTGTAGAAGGTAGACTCTACATCAAGTACAGCGATGTGTGGGTAGATGCGGCACCTTTAGTTCAACCAGCACCTGACACTGATATTGATGTTAATTCGATCACATTCCCAGATGCTTCAGTATTGACTTCTGCGGCAGACCTAACTCCAGATAGATTAGTCAGCGGCGTTCATGAACTGGTGCTCGGCACAGATGGTACACTAACACTACCAAATGGCATGACCATAGATAGTTATGGTACATCGGGTACAAACGCCACTGTTACTATTGGTGGCGACAATACTGAGATTAGAATTGACAACGATGGAGCACCTCCGGGATTCCTTATTATAACTGATAAGACCGGAGAAAGTTATCAATGGTTGTTTGGACCAGATGGTAGTTTAACATTTCCAAACGGTTCTACTATAGGCGACGGTGACGCAGATTCTGGAGTTCCGATCACCACATCTCGTGGTACAATACTTCTAGGTAATCAAGCAGAATGTGCGGGCGGAGAAAGCCATTTTCACATAATGAAGGCAGACCAGCAGGCTATTGATTTATTCTTAGGTGATGACAGTGACTATGTTAAACTTCCACAAAATGGCGGAGTCGAAATACAGTCATCAGAAGGGATCGACATCCTCAGTGAAAACGGTATTAATATTGACATCAACTTGAGTGACTCAACACTGCGTAGATGGCGATTTGGTGAAGATGGTGAGTTAACTCTACCAAATGGTGGAAAACTTGGCGATCCGTATGGCGATGGTGCTGTAAATTTAAGCGGCAATCAAAATCTATATGCTGCATTGGCCAGTTACGATACTAAAACTTGGGCAGCAGTAGTAGACGCAACTTATGGTGCGGGACAGTATGCGGCACCTGGCGGCGGCTTTATTGTTCAAACAGATGTAGGTGGTACAGATAAAATTTGGGCATTTAGGACAGACGGTAGTTTATCATTGCCCGGTGCGTTGACATTGCCAAATAGTGGTGGCGATATCCGCAGTGAAGGCAACATCAACATTGACATCAACTTGGCAGACTCAACCCTACGCCGTTGGCAGTTTGGTGAAGATGGTCACTTGACACTACCAGCAGGTGGAGACATCCTAGACATCACAGGCACTAGTGTATTAGGCGGAGCATTGCCGGCTCCAGCCAACGGTGATAATGTGAGTGGTAATGCTAACATGGTATTTTATGCTGGTGATTGGTACAACACATCTAGATTAACAATCAATCCAGCCACATCCATGTTGACCATACACGGTGATAACGGAGAGGGCGGTATAACATTGCCACGAGGCGGAATTGTAAAATCGTATCTACAATCTGAATTGACCATGACTGTAATCCCCGGCACTGGCAGCAACAGCAGCGGCAATCTTGGGCACGGAGTTGATCAGTCACCGGCAAGTCAGTGGAGTGACAACGCAGCGTATCCACCGGGTACTTTGTGTAGATTGACACTAGTTGGCGCTACTGGAGATTGGATACAATACAACAACATTACGCTGTATACTCGAAACAACAATGGCACAAACATTGTGTTGTGTCCAGATTCTTCTCTTGTTAATACCATTGATGTTGTCACAGGAACTTTTGTATCAGGCACTTTAACCTTGTT